CCGACGCCGCCGCCTACGCCGCCTACGCCGCCGCCTACGCCGACGCCGCCGACGCCGCCGCCTACGCCGACGCCGCCGACGCCGCCGCCTACGCCGACGCCGCCGACGCCGCCGCCTACGCCGCCGCCGCTCGCACGCGTGACCGCGTGCTCGGTGACTACGCGGAGTGGGCCGTGCAGATTCTCATTGACCTGAAGTCGCCCGGTTGCGAATGGCTTGACCTCGTTCCGGTTGAGGCCACCGCATGAAACCGATCTACTGGGTCGCTCTCATCTTCGGCTGGATCGGCACTTTGTTACTCGTGGCCACGGATGATGCCGTGGAACGCGCCTATGCGAAGTACTTGATCCTCGCGGCGCTGATCTTAGCGTTGCTGCCGTCGCTGTGGGGCTGTAGTTCACCGACTGCGCCCACGTCTACGCGCACGCTGGTCTGGGCGGTGGCTCCGAAACCCTGTGATCCCGCGTTGCCGATTCCGACAGCGAAGCGGACGGAGCCGCTGGTCACCACCAAGATTCCTGGTGATCCGAAGTTAACCGCCGTGTGGTTGAACGCGGATGGATCGACGTTGACGGTGCAGTTCCAGGCGCAGCTCAGTGGGATTTTCATGATCTGCGCGTGGGCGGAGAAAAAGTGATGCTGAATCCCTACGAACACGACGAATCTCCCGAGGACGAGCCGACCACCTTTCCCTGTGCCTGTGGTGACCCGCTCTGTCTCGGAGACAACCGGGACGAGAACAACCGGCGCTTTGGCAAAGAGTGGTTCGCGGCGGGCTGTCAGCAGTTGAAGCATCACCCGGAGATCGTGAGAGAGCGCGAACGGGCGTCACGGGATGACGTGTATCGAGACGATTTCAATTTACGGAGGCGGTAAATGAGCGTGATTCCGTTTACACCGTCGGCGCAAGAGCAGGACGACGATCTGATCCTGCAGGGCGTCTTTGAGCGCCAGTGCCGTCTCTCTCTGATGGTCGAGGGGATGGCTGAGACCCTTTACCGTGCGCGTTCGTTGTGGATTGGCGGCGGGACGATTCCCTGGTCGGAGTTGACGGTAGATCGCAAAGTGGCCTACCGCCAAGAGGTTGAGGCGTTGGTAAGGAAGGCGGTAGGTGAGAAATGACGACAGCACTGGCAACGCGTGAACCGGCTCAGGTCGTGGCCATCGCGCCGACGATGACGCCGGAGCAGGTGCAACTGATTAAGAACACGATCGCCAAGGGCGCATCGTCTGACGAGCTGCAACTGTTTCTGGCCCAGTGCCAGCGGACGGGCCTTGATCCGTTCTCGCGGCAAATCTACTGGATCAAGCGCGGGAACAGCGGCACCACTCAGGTGAGCATTGACGGCTTCCGCGTGATCGCGGAGCGGTCGGGCGAGCTGGACGGGCAGGAAGTCCACTGGTGCGATGCGGATGGACAATTCGTCGAAGTGTGGCTCAAGCCCACGCCGCCGGCCGCGGCGCGTGTGCTGGTCTACCGCAAGGGCTGCGCGAAGCCGTTTCCCGGTGTGGCGAAGTGGAGCGAATACAACGCGGGCGGCAACATGTGGTCGAAGATGCCCGCCACGATGCTGGCCAAGTGCGCGGAGGCACTGGCGCTCCGCAAGGCGTTCCCGCATCAACTCTCCGGCCTGTATACGAGCGACGAAATGGGGCAGGCGGATTCGGCGCCCGCGCTGGTGGTCGAAGCGCCAAGGGTCGTGCGTGAGGCTCAGGCCGTCGCTGTCGGGCAGGACGCGCCCACCGGCAAGATTCTCGACGCAGAGCCGTTGGTCACAAAGGTGGTGCCCGAGGGCTACTTCCTGATCTCGCGCTGCGAGGACTTGAACGGCAAGGGCAAGAAGAAAGGCAACGTCACGTTCTCTGACGGCGTGAAGGCGACGATCTGGATGCAGAACGCACAGATGTTCGACCTGTGCATGGATTGCTGCCAGCGCGAACGGCCGGTGCAGCGCACCCTGCAGGAGAAGGACGGTTACGACCCTACGCTGAAAGCGATCAAGGTGCTGGACGCCGACCACGATCAGCGTGTCATCCCTGATCCGCCGATTGCGATTGACGCGAGCGAGATTCCGTTCTGATCGCCATGCCGAAGTATCCGCGCAACCGTGGCTTGATTCGTCAATGGAAGCTCTTGCGGGCCTTGGAAGCGGCTCCTGGGGGACTGACGTGGAACCAGATCGCCTCGCTCGCGGATGAGCCCACGGATACGCGGACGATCCGGCGCGACGTGCATGCGCTGAAGGCGGTCGGCTTTCCGGTGGCGGTGATTAATCGAGGCGATGGTGGTCATGCGCGGATCACGTTGACGCGGGCGATCTTTCAGGAGTTGCAGTAATGGCCATTGAGCCGATTTCCAAGTTCGGCACGCACAACGGCCAAACCGAATCGCTCGCCGAGTATCGCATTCGCCGGCGGAATGGCCGCAAGTCGAAAGAGCTGTCAACGAAGACGCAATTGCGCGTCCGAGATGGCATCGGCTGCCGCTGGCCCGGCTGCGAGTACTGGAAGCACGGCGTGATCGTCGAAGGCGTGCACCTGGTGGATAAGGGCATGGGGGGTGATCCAAAGCAGTTGCGGACGCAGCTCGATCTGATGATCCGGCTTTGCAAGATTCACCACCAAGGGCCAGTGTCGATTCACTCCGGGCACCGCGTGGTCGAGTTCCTGACCGAGCGCAAGACCAATGGGCCGTGCACGTTCAAGACGCGGAAAGCGGACGGCGTGTGGATTACGGACGGGATCGAAAACGAGTGGGACTTCCGGAGCCATCGAAACGAAGCGGCGGCGGATAGCTGCGAGGACGACGAATGAGGGGCGATCAAGAGCCCTGCGGCGATTTTCGGCCATCGATGAAGCCGAGCTACTGCCGCTGTGGGTTCCGGAAAGACGATCACGACTTGGACGCCCTACTGCCGGTTCGGGAATGGACATGGGGCTGGCGGTCGCGCCTCTTGGCGCAACCGGATCGTGAGGAGTGCGAATGAGTATGGCCGAGCAGATCGAGAGCATCGCCCACGCCATGCAGAACGGTGATCCCACGCCGGCCGAGATTCGCGGCTTCGAAGTCACCCTCGCGGGTCTGCTCTGGCAGGCCAACAAAGCGGCGACGAAGGCGGAGATTGACTTCCGTGTAGCCAAGCTCGGGGCCAGCACGCATACGAAGTCGGCGGCGGCGGCGCAGATCGTGGCTGAGGCTGGCCCATCGTTCGCGGCGTTGCTTGAGGCGAAGAGCCTTCAGGATTCGGTGATGGAAATGTTGCGGACGTGCCGGTCGCATGGTCGCAGCTTGTCCGAAGAGATGCGGCTACAGCGATGAAGCAGGCCGAACGAGCGGCACGGACAGCCGCCTAGGAGAGCAAATGGAAAGCAATGGATACGGACAGTTGGGTGATTTCGCCGGGCCGTTTAACGTCGGCGGCGCGGTCAGTGGTGTGATGGTGGCGAAGGACATTGCACCAACGCCGCCGATGCAATCCGCGCTGCACAACATTGAACGCAGTATTCACCGGCTCGATGACCTGTTGGGGCAACTCGCCGGTCGTATCGCGCCCGTGTGCCGCGTGGAGCCTCCGTCCGCGATTGGCAACGGCGTGGAGACTCGGGCTCCTCGCGCCAACAGCAGCATCGGATCGCAGGTGTGGAGCTATGCGGATCAGATCGACGCGCTGTCGGCGCGTGTGTCCGACCTGCTGAATCGCTGCGAACTGTAACACGGGTTTCTCTCCCCCGAGGACTTCCGTGTTGCGTGTGTGCTTGAAGCGCTGGGGGCAAGACGGATCGGTAGATCAGGGCTGACGTGATCTAGCGACTGGCGAACAGTCCGGGAGAGAGCGTACCAAGTTGAAGGTTTTGATTATTGCGCTGCGCTCGCGGAGGACGTGAACGATACCGGATGGAGCGAGATCGAGACGGCAAGCGGAATGAAAAAAGTACGGCGGATCGTGCGGTTTTCCCTATGAAACGGAGTGCAATCGTGAGAGAATTGACCTCACAATTTAAGTCGGAGCCACGCCGGATTTACGAGATCCAACGTGACCCCTTCGCACTCAACGGAGTAAGCCGATGAGCACGCCGGACAAGTCTACCAAATCACCGATCCACGACCTATCCAAGGTCGTTACCAGCCGCCCCATTGATGGCACGGCTGCGCGTGTTATCTCGCAAGGCCCAAAAGGCTACGAATCCGGCAAGAAAATCTTGTCGGTATGCAGCCCAACGCCGCTACCTATCCGATCAATCGGCAAGTCTGAGCGCGCTAATCCCGGCTTCGTTGACTGCGTCGGCGTGAAGCGCGGCAAACTCACCGTGCTTGGTATCGTGGATGACCGCGCCAATATCGAGCGTAGCAAGAGCGCACAGTTGCGATGGCTCTGCCGCTGTGTGTGTGGCTACTACACCACGCGATCATCCAAGTCGATCAAGAACGAGCGCAACGAGCAAGATGCGTGCGACCGCTGCCGACAGGTGGCTTATCTCAAGCGCACGTCTCATTTTCGACAGACCGGCCAAAATAAGCCGATCACGGAGTTCATATAGAGATGGCTCCGCAAAAGTCCCCCGCCTTTAGCTTCTACGCCAAAGACTTCGTTACCGGCACATCCACGATGAGCCTGCAAGAAGTCGGAGCCTACATCCGCCTCCTGGCTTACCAGTGGGACGTGGGTAGCGTTCCGACCGATCCGAGTGATCGCGCCCGCATTCTCGGCTGCGCGAAGGCGCAAGAGCGCGAGCTGTGGAAGAAGGTCAGTAAGAAGTTCGTCCTTCGCAACGATGTCTACCTGAACGAACGGTTGGAAGAGGAGCGCCAGAAGCAGACAGATCGCCGTCAGCGATTGTCCGACAACGGCAAGCTCGGGGGCCGTCCACAGAAAGCAAACGAGAAGCTAGACGAAAGCAAAAGCTTTCCTGAAACGAAAGCAAATGGAAAGCAATTGAAAAGCCTTCCGTCTTCGTCTTCGTTTTCTGGAAAAGATCACAACACACAAACAGCGCGCGCGAACGGTCACGGCAATGGCGCAAATGCGCCCGGATCGCTCGGTCGAGACCATCGGTTTCACGCGATCTGCGGCCCTCGGATGCGTGTGTGTCTCACTGATGCGACCGCCGCGAAATTGGTTGAAAAGTGGGGCGGTTTACCGGACGAGGCGTTGCCGTTCGTGCGCGAGTTTTGCGACTGGTTGGAACAGAAAATTGGCGACGGCGCGAAGGGCGATTTCCTCTGGCTTATTCAGCACTTTGAGGCGTTCATGGACGCGCAGGAACGCGTGCCGCTGCCGCCCCCTCCCAAGGCCAAAACGAACGGCGTAGCCGCACAGATCAACGCATGGGGGAACGATGACTAAGACCGAATTTAAAGAACAGTTCAAGCGTCTCCGTGTGGCTGGCTACCGCCTTCCTGTCTCCGATGGCGTGACCGTCGATGACGTGATGGACGAGTGGTTTAAGACGTTCCAGGGCTGCACGTCCCGCGAGTTATCCGAGGCCATTGATCGGTTGAAAAAAGAGAAGACGGACACCTTTTGGCCGGCCACGGGGCAACTCTGGTTCCACATAAAGGATGTCCGGAAGGGTGACGCAATCCGCCGACAGGCGAGCGAACACACGGGCGAATGGGCGATGTCTGAGGAAGACACGCAGGAGTTTCTGTCGATTCTGCGAGCGGCCAGAGATCGGATCGTTCGCAAGATGCCCAACGCGGAAGCGCAGGTACGGCCGCAGCACATTGAAGACGCGGAAGCCTTGGCAATTGAAGACTCGGAGGCGTCGGCGTGAAGCTCACGGACGAGCAACTGGCCGCGATTCTTCAGCGCGAGAACGGACGCATCGGCCTCGAAGTGCGAGACGTGAACGGCGTGAGTTACTGGATCACGGATGTGTCGGCTAATGATCGGCTCCGCGTGTTGGCACAGGACGGACAAGCGTACTGGTTTGACTCCGAACGCAAGACGGTCACGCCCGTGAACAAGAAATGGAAGCTGATCGGCAGCGGCACGTAGTGACGAAGGAACACGCGGGTAGAACGCGCAGGAGCGCAGCGCAAAAGACATGGCCTCACTTTTGGACACGCACGGTGCAGGAGAGCGCATGAGGAGACAAGAAGAACACGATTTGGGAGCACACGTGTGCCCACGGAGGGCGTCAGAGCCTTCTCCGGTGTCGGGGATGCAGCTATCGCACGACGGAATGAGCTAATGAAACCGTACTACGAGCAAGACGGGATGACGATTTACCACGGCGATTGCAGGGATTTGCTGCAAACGGTGTATCCGTTCATCTTCAGTTGCGAATCGGTTATCACCGACCCTGTATGGCCCAACAACTCCATTCCTGAGTTCGCTGATGTGAACCCGGCGGCTGTGTTGTCGGAGGCGCTTGCGCTTTGCACTGGTGCTGAGCGGGTAGCGGTTCACCTTGGCTGCGATTCCGATCCGCGCATGTTGACGGCCGTTCCGTCGCGGTTGGCGTTCTTTCGTGTGTGCCATCTCGAGATCGCCCGAGTGGGCTACAAGGGACGGCTCTTGATGACTGGCGATGCGGCGTATCTGTTTGGCACGCCTCCGCCTTCGGTTAAGGGCGCTCACGTCGTTCCCGGTCGAATCATGGACCCCGATAGCGGAGGGAAACAGGCCGATCATCCGTGCCCTCGGAAAGTCGCTCACGTCCAGTTTTTGATTCGCTACTGGTCGTCACCCAAAGACACCGTGCTTGATCCGTTCATGGGCAGCGGCACCACTTTGGTTGCCGCAAAGCAACTCGGGCGCAAGGCCGTGGGTATCGAACGTGACGAACGCTACTGCGAGCTGGCGGCGAACAGGTTGTCTCAGGGTGCCCTGCCGATGGAGTTCACAGCATGACCCAAGCATCTCTCAATCTCTTTCACCAGCGAGACACCCAGAAGGCGGATGCCTTAGAAGCGAAGGTCTACGCCGCGCTCAAGGATGGCCAGTGGCACCTCAGAAAAGCCTTGTGTGAGGCGATCCCTGGTCTGAACGAGCGAGCGGTGCGGATGGTGGCGGCATCCTCCAAGGGCCGGATTATCGGCTCCAGCAAGGGCTACAAATTAACGGCCCACGCGACGGCCACGGAATTAGCGGAGTGGGAACGGGCGCAGCGGAGTCAGGCGAAGGAAACACTGCGGCGGATTGTGCGGACGCGGAACTGTTTCAACCGGGGAGGGCGGGCGGCATGAAGTGCAAACATCAGGCGGGTTGGTGGGCAGACGAAGTGCTGATTTGGGGCGACTCGAAAGGCATTTACATCGAAGGTCGTAACCATTCGCGGAAACGTAGGCAGCGCGGAAAGGTGCTGCTGACCTGCAACATGCAGGGATGCCGAGCTACCCGCAACGCGTATTTCGATGTGCCGATCCCGGTCAATCTCGGGCTCGTAAGCAAGGCGACGAAATCATGATCTCCCTTCTCACGGCTCACACGTTCGGCGGGAGGGTGTAGATGAAGAAGAACGAAGAACAAGATTTGGGTGCTGACGCCGCGGAGGTCGCCCTTGCAGGTTCCATCGTCAGGGATGCAGCTACCGCACGCCATACCGCCGGACCGTGGTTCGTGGAGGCTTGGTCCACGCTGGAGGTGGTGTCGGGGGTTGGGATGACCATCTGTAGAACCACAGGGGTTGCGATGCCGCTCACACCCGAGCGCGAAGCCAACGCTCGTCTGATCGCCGCCGCGCCTGAGATGTACGAGGCGCTGAAATATGCGCTGCGCTGTTTCGACCGCGAGTCGTACGATCTGATGAAAAGCCTTGATCCGGTTCAGGCGATCGCTCTGGCGAAGCACGCCATCGCCAAGGCCGAGGGCCGCTAGATGATCCGCGCACGCAAAGGCCACAAGTTCGGCGCGGTGCGAACCGAAGTCGATGGCGTGAAGTTCGCCAGCAAGGCGGAAGCCCGCAGGTATGCCGAACTCAAGATGCTGGAAAAGGCCGGGAAGATTCGCGGATTAGTCCTGCAGCCCAAATATCCGCTCTACGCCTACTGCGCGCGTGAGTCTCATGGATGGGAGCCGCGCGTGATCGGCAACTATATCGCGGACTTTTCGTACCTGGATAAGCAGGGAAACCAGATCATCGAGGATGTCAAAGGGATGAAGACGCCTATGTATCGCTGGAAGAAAAGGCACTTCGAGATACAGCAGGGCATCACCATCACGGAGATCACCAGCCGATGACTCCCCACGTTGTGATTTGGGACGGCCGCAAGGGCGGACCTGGAGGCGCGCAGTTGTACGTCGAAGAACCCCAACACGTGCCTGAGCCGCCACCCGTACCTCAACGGACCGTGATCCGTCATACCGGCACCTTTGATCGCGTGAAGAAAGCGATCAAAACCTTCGGGTTGGACTGGTTTACCTCCGGCGAGATTCGGGAACTCACTGGGTTACGTCCCGAACAAGTGGCGACGGCACTCTATGGGTTATGTCAGCAAGGGAAGTTAGAAAAGACGATCACGCCTCGTCGGTATCGGGTGACAGGGAGGTAGGAATGCAAGACGAAACGCATGATGGCGCTGCGCTCACGGAGGGCGATCTATCGCACGACGCGAAGGTAGTTGAAGCCTTACGGAAGTTTCTATCAGGCGTTGAACCGAACGTCGATCAAATTGGTATCAACGCGCCTACTTACGGATGGGGCACATGCGGAGCGAACGGCCAGTGGGAGTACCCAGTTCACCCCGCGTTGGTGGAGCTACGCCGAGACGCGAAGTGCGCCCCTCGGTATCACGAGTTGATCTATGCCGTCGCTCGGGTGCATCCGGGCGAGACGCGCCATCAAACCGCGCTCCGCTACATCACCGAGCGCGAAATGGTCGGCTCTCACGGTAACCCAGCATCGACTGCGGTAGCCAGCGGGTCGGCACAGAGCGAAGCGCCATGATGTTCTTGCGTCGTCTCATCTCCGGCTGGGACTCGGACTATCTGGATGACTGGTCCCCTCGACGAGCGAAGCACTACGAAGCACGAACGTATCGCTACTTGGGTATCCGTCCGGAGCCGATCTTTACCTGGTCGAGGAAGTTTCGACCGAAGGTGAAATCGACCGTGATGAAGATCGCGGATCGTCGGAAGGCGTCTTGACACTGAGGACACGAGAGGCGAGTTAGTTATGTGCTGTGGATGCTGGGAAGACGACGGAAGTCATGCGATTGACAACGAGCGTGTGAGGGCGGTTCAGCCTCTGATACAGGCGGTCTATGACCACGCCTGCACGGGAGGCAACCTCCACATCGTTCTCGATGACAACAACCTAGAGGACGGCAATCTGGAGTTTTGCAGCTATTGCATCGACCACGGCGGCGTGATGCCTCCCGATCAGTGCAACGAAGCCCATGAGCGATACCAGAACGAGAAACGGGCCAACCCCGATCCGCCCGAGCAGCTTGCCGCCGAGCGTGCGTGTTGTGACGCGCTGATGGCGATGACGTACGAGGAGCGCGTGTCTGCGCTCGGTCTATGGGATGGCTGTTGGGGCGTCGTGCGGTAGCTGACTAGCACGAACTAAAACGGAGACCGTATCGCCCTCCGTGAGGCTTGTGCCGCAAAAGACATTCTCGACTTGGACAGGTGAACTGAATCATGGAGCGATCACACGCCCTCACGGAACAGAAGAAGAACATGCGACTCGACTTCATTCGCAACTTGGCGGCGCAATGCCGCGATGCCGCCAGCGATTCGGGCTGCATCGGTGAAGTGGATGGAGGCTGCGTGTCGGCGGTGTCTGACACAGGCAAATGGTGCGAGAAGTGCTTACTGGGCGAAGCGGCGGTTCAACTCGATTGGGCCCTGACCCTGCTCCGGGAGCCGCCCTCGACCCCGCTACCGGCTTTTGTCGCTGAAGGGGACGTGATCATCGGTGATGACACGGACACCTTCACCGTGGCCGATCTGCGCAATTGGTGGACGCGCCTGCGTGCCACCCTCAAACGTGACGAGCCTGTAAAACCAGAGACCGGCCCTATGCGGAACGCGGAGAGTCCGTCAGGTGTTCAGGCGCTAGGGAGTAGCAGCTCGTCACCTTCTCTCGGGGAGACGCCAGCGCCCCTAGAAGAAACGAAGGAAGAAAAAGATCACGCCCTGTTGCATCCGGTGTCGCAGGTGTATTTCCGAGCGGGATTACTGGCCTGCCGGGAGTACATGGCGCGGTTCGTGGCGGCGGAGAGTCCGTCGATCGCGAATAGCATTCGCGCCAATTGGTGGCCCGATCTCGGGCCTGATTTCGGCCCACCGCGCCAACTGGACTGGTCGGAAGTGACGAGCGGTGAATACGGCACGCCGGAGTTTCGCGTCAAGACAGCAGACGAGGTGTCCCCTACACAGGAGGCGCTTCCTGTCGCCTTGGCATTCCTGCAAGTCGGCCGCGTCTCTCTCCCTGATCAGGCAGAGCAGACAGACGACCTGGAGCGCGGGTGATGGCGAAGACGAAGACACCCATGTATCGCATTGCACCAAGCGGAAATCGCTACGTGATTCTTGAGGGCCGAGACCCCGCCATTATCTGGGCCTTTGTTTTCACGCGGCGGATGGCCCGTCGCATCTGCAAGTTATTGAACACCGTCTCAGCGAAGAAGGGGAGGAAGTAGATGGGAATGTTTGATCAGCTTGAGTGCAAGCGTCCGTTGCCCGATCTCGGGATTGTGGATGGCGCGCCGTGGCAAACCAAAGACTTCTTCTGCGAGATGGCCACCCTGACGATCACCGACGACGGCAGGCTGCTACGAGCGGGCGGTCTTTTCAATAACTCGCCTCAGGTGGAAGTGAACTACCACGGCGATCTGTGCTTCTACTCGGATCGAGACGGCGTTTGGTTCGAGTATGTCGCTCGGTTCACTGAGGGGCGGTTGTCCCGAATCTGGCGCGTGGTCGAAGAAACGGACGGCAACCAGGCTGCAACGCAGTCCAGCGGTGTCAACCGTGGGAGCGCAGCGAAATGATCGTCCTCGCAACCTTACAACCTGTTGACTTGAAAGAGGTATCCCGTGACTGAGATCAACTGGCCAGCAGGGAAAATTGTCTTTCATCAGGGTGACTGGAAGTGTCGCGTCGTGACCGATCACGGCGAGTCGATCACATACGAGCCGCTAGAGGGCGTTCTTCCTGAATGCCGAGGGCGTGTGTTCACGGCCGCGAAAGACCTGTTCAAAACAGAGCGGAGGAAGCGTGGCTGAGATCACGCGAACGTTGAAAGACTTGGCTTGGGTCAAGAAGTTCATTGAATACGCTCGTTATGAGCTACAGCCCGGAGAAACGCAGGTAGGCGATCAGTTTCCACGGCAGGCGGACGCGGATAAGGCCATTCGTATTCTTGACGCCTTACTCGTCAGCGGCACGCCCGGAGAAGAACAAGTGAAAGAAGAAAACGATCATGGCGCAGGGCTCATCCATCAAGTTGCAAGTCCCTTAGCGGAGACCGAGCCGCGTCTGAGCATCCCGATTTCGGCCGAGGAGCTTGATTGGGTTGAACACGCGGCTCGTCTGCGACATCTGCCCGTAGTCGAATACGTGCGACGGGCAATCAACCTTTCACTGCGTAAAGAGGGTGTAGACGCCCTGTTGCTCGCCCAGAGCGACGACGACGAGGTTTAAATGAGCCACAACGAAACCGGCATCGTGAACCGGCTACATGAAGAACGCCTTAAGCAGGCGCGTGAGTCGGAGACCTTCAAGGAGCAGTTATCGCGGCTGCATCTGATCGCCAGTGGGGATCGTGACTGCGACATGTCCGACAACGATCTTGACGCACTCCGGGCGCTGTTGATGACGTTCGATCAAATGGTCAACAACGGATGCGATGTTCCCCATGAGACCAAGCTGACAAATCCCACGTGTGGCGCATTGATCGGTCAATACGGAGCGGCGTATACGTGCCTGCTACCGAAGGGGCATGACGGCGATCATCAGCGGCCATTTGGTAAGAACTCGGAATCCACATTGATCCAAGAGGCAATGGCTGAACTCGATGCCATTCTGCATAACGAGCGCAAATGCTTTGCCGAGGATTCAGACGCTGATGAGTTTTTGGGCCACGTCACAAACGCCCGGATCGCGCTAGCAAAGACTGGTCATCCCTTACTCGTCAGCGGCACGCCCTCAGGAGAGATCGGCGAGCAGGATGAAGCCTGCACCGATGGATATTGCTCGACCTGTGGGGCTATCGCGCTGATGGGCAACCGGTTCTGTGAAGTTCACGAAGAGGCCGATCATGCCAATTGACCGCGAATGCACCTGCGTAGGGTCGTGTAAGGGGCGCGAAGGACTCAGCCCACTCTGGACGTGCGCCTTAGACGGCAAGCGCGGGTCACTCGTCAGCGGCACGCCCGGAGAAGAACAGAAAGACGAAGCAAAAAATCCGCCCGATGACGAGATCAATGATCTGATCCTCGCAGTGCAGCAGTCCGGGACGCCACAGATTAGCGATCCCGAGCAAGCGATCTGGGACGCGGCATGGGCGCTCAATGACCCCGATCCGAACGGCCAGCAGTGGCGACGGTCAAAGGCGCTGAAAGACGCGATTGATGCGTTTGCAGAGGCCCAGCGTGAGCCGCAGACCCCCTCAGAGGTGCAGCCGTCCTCGCCACAGAAGGAAAGGCCTTTGAGGGAGCGCACACGCGCCACGGGGGCCGATGGTGTCTCCGTTTCAGTTCATGGCGATCAGCTATCGCACGACGTGGATAGATAATAGCGAGCATGGAAAAGCAAATACTTGACGATCAGCGCAACATTCGCAAGGAAGTGATGATGCGCCATGTCTTGCATCTACTTCAATCAACGGTGCAGCTACAGGGTGTCTCCATCGATACGCCCATTGATGGCGTCATGGCGGTGATGACCGACGATAGCGCAAAGGTGATCGCGCCGTTAGTCGAAGCGGTGACCATTCTAGAAGAGATCATCTTCGCGTCAGATGGGTGTCAAGGCCATAGAGAGTGCGTGCATTCAATGGAGCCGTGGCAGCGAGCGCGGACATTGCTTCAGGGCAAATGGGAGTCAGAGGATCGCGTGGGAGCGAGATGGCCATCACTGTAGTTCGGCAGCGTCTCGGTGCCCACATCAGCGGAGCGAGCGGGTCCTACGAGCAGGAGCGCAGCGTTATCCAGCCCTTCTCACTCTGATGATCAGCCTTCCAAGGGGACGTAGATGAACGACGAATACAAGGCCGAGATATTCGGGAGCTTCAAGCCAGACCCACAGCTGGAAACGGCGGTCGGCTACTGGCTGGAATACTACGACGCGTGCGAAATATTCGACCGCTCCGTGTGTTCGGGCACTCGCAACGGCGTGGCCATGCCGTTGACTTCGTGGGAATCAGGCGAAATCAACAGGAACGCGGGTCAGCTACATAAGCGATTACTGCACAAAATGCGCGAGGCCGGTATACCTGAGACGTTGTCGCAACAAGCGCAGGAGATCGCGATCCGCGAGCACGAGCGACGGTTAAAGCAGGATCCCAGCCGATGATCGAGCAGACGCGCACCCTGAAAACGGCCACGACGGGAGAGTGTAAATGAGTGGAGCGGATCGCGCACGCCGCTGGCGAGATCAACGGACGGCCTTAGGGTTGTGCCATCGCTGCCCCGCGCCGGCCGTGGGTCACTATTGCGTGGCGTGTGCGCGGTCACGATCGCCGCATCAACAGGTGGGGTATATTACGCGTAAGTTTCTAGTGGTGATGGACTTATTGTCGCAGAATCGGTGCGTGGAATGTGGGCAACCAAAGGATCGGTTTGATCCGTGGCGGCATCGGAAATGCGCGGAGCGGAAAGGGAGAGCGGCATGAACGACTTGAGTTACGAGCACGCCAAGGAACGGCTGGAGTCCGCTCTGCGCCACTACGAGAACCACGGCATACCGACGAATCCCAAGGACTACGCCGACAAGGAGCAGGCTATTGAGCGATTCGCGCAGTTCGTGCGTGACGAGATGGCGCAAAGCTCCAGTCTCGGCCAAAAGACGAATGCGTTTCTGTTGTCAGTGATGCGTTCGGCCGAGTTGCACTTTCGTCTACGCGCAAAAGAAGTCTTAGCTACGAATACCGGAGCCGACATGCGCGAGGTGGGAACCTCTGAGGGTTGGGAGGATGCGGCGGACTGGTGTAAGTCCGTCAAGTTCGCTTCTCATCAGTTTCTCTATGACGAGGCGTTGAAGGCTGGTTTGGAGCCGCCGATGAATCTGATCTGCGAGCAAAACACTGGCATTCATGTGTATCAGCGCTCCGATGGCAAGTTTTACCATTGGCCAGAGGAGACGCTGTTTTGAATAGACGTACCTTTCTTACCCTCTTCTCCAGCCTGCCCTTCGTGGGGAGGTTGGTACCGAAGCCTGAGCCGGCGTGGGCTGTTGTCCGCCCTGGGTTTAAGGTTCGTGTGGCCCGTGAGCTGCTAACGATGGAGCAGCGGCCTGGTCACAGCGTCTACGTGTGTCCGTTTGGTCTGCCCACGCTCGGCCATCCCGAATGCGAGTGTAAGCATCACGCGATTCACCGCTCCTACATCTCGGGTAATCTCCGGGATTCTGGTTTCAGTGTGAGCGACTGGCTGTGAAGGCCGGGAAGCCGATCCTATGATTGGTCATGTTCGACGCACGGAGGAAATCGAGCCGTGGTTGGACTCAAAGCTGGAATGCGGTATCGGCCATGTTGTCTCGGGCCGCGTTCGAGTCGTGCGCCACTGGCGTCAGGGTGAATACCGTGACGATGAGTGGCTCGATGCGCCGGCAGACGAATACGACCCTCCACGGTGCATCGTCTGTGGGTTATGGATCAACAAGAGACGTGCGGTAGCTGATTCACGAGGCACCATGAGTGACAAGAAGCCGAAAGAGACGTGTCCCGATTGCGGCGGTGTGAGAATGGGGCCCATTTACTGGCAGGACGACGTGCCGGCAGGCACCGACAAGATTTGCCGGAAAGGCCGCGTGGTGTTCAGCGGAGAGGATGTTGACGGCTGGTATCGGTGCGATGGTTCCAGATTCCAGATGCTCACCCTCACCAGCGGCGACGTGCGGTAGCTGACTCTGCACGCACTAGACCGGATCATCTACCGCCCTCCGTGGCGCGGATGCGCTCCCGAATACTCTCACTCACCAATTCAGCCGAACACTCTCAAAATTCTGCCTCATCCTAGATTCTAGGGTGACTGTCTCTGATCGACTCGCCCAATCCAGGGCTTTCCACAATTCCGCGAAACTCGCGCGCCGTGCTGGGCGTGTGGATGATGCTCTATCTGCGATTCAGCAAGCCTATGAGCTGAGGCAGGCCGCGCACCAGTCCGATCCCGATCACCTCGATCAAGCGTGGGCGGAAGAGCCGTCCCTGAAATTCCACCATGACGCGCTGCTCGTGTTCTACCAGGCGGAACTATCCAAAGACGTGCATCAGGAGCGAGAAGTCGCTAAGTCACGGAGAGAGAAAGGCTTAGCGATTGCGATGGAAGCGGCAAAGCCGAAGGGCGGGGTGATGTGATGTTGGGACGCAGAGGCTTTCTTAAGGCGATTGGCGCTGGCGTGCTCGGCTTGTCGATCGCATTACGCCGCCCGGACGCGCCCATAGCATTCGAGCCTGAGCCTGATGCTGGTTATCGCATCGGTGACACCGTTCGGGTCCGTCTGCCGCAGCGTTTTGTTGTGCGGGATGGCGATGCGCTCAACCCTCAGCCCATTGTGGACCATTACGTCAATGTGGTGATTACGGACGCAGACATGGCTGCGCGTCTACAGGGAGTGCGCCTTTGAACCCTTTGGATTTGTCCTGAGATGCCACGCGGCGGACCCCGACCGAATTCCGGCCCCAAGAAGGGCACCAAGCATGCCAGCACGATCAGCAAGGAGCAGGCGCGAGAAGCCCTCCGCCAGATCGTGTTGCGCGAGATGGATAGCCTCGTGGCTGCCCAGATGGCCCAAGCCAAGGGCCTGAGCTACATGGTCGTCAGAGACAAGGCCACGGGCAAGTTTCTGCGGGTGGCTGAGGATCAGGCGAAGAACCTGAAACCGGACGAGCAGGTGATCGAGATTTGGGAGAAAGACCCGTCTGTGCAGGCGTTTACGGACCTGATGAACCGGGCGCTCGACAAACCAAAAGACCAGGAGCAAGAGGTCAAGGTTGCGGTCGTTTCCCAGATGTCCGATGAGGAATTAGCCGCAAAGGCGGCGCTGTTGCTGTCACAGGTGAAGCGTGGCCAGTAGTGAACTGGTGGCGGTGGTGGCGGAGCTTGAGCGCCGGGCGGCGTGTAAGTTTGGGCACTACTTTCCGGACGATGGCCCCTTTCGACGCGAGCTCTATCCGCGCCACATGGATTTTTTTCAGGGTGGTGCGTCGTTTAAAGAGCGGCTGTTTATGGCCGCGAACCGTGTCGGGAAGTCTGAGGGCGGGGCCTTTGAGGTGACCTGTCACCTGACCGGGCGCTATCCGTCCTGGTGGGCGGGCCGGCGCTTTGATGGACCCGTTGAAGTCTGGGCGTGTGGCACGACCTCAGAAACCACGCGGGACATTGTGCAGACCAAGCTGTTCGGCCCGATCGATAAGGTGGGGGACTGGACAGGCGGGATGGTGCCGCCGCATCTGATCTCGAGCTTCACGCGCCGGCCGCACGGCTTGCCCAATTCTCTCGAAAGCGTGTGGGTGCGGCATGTCTCTGGTGGGAAGTCCGTGGTTGGCCTCAAGACGTACGAACAGGGCCGCAAGTCGTTCGAGGGCACGGCCAAGCATGTCATCTGGTGCGATGAGGAGCCACCGCAGGATTGCTACACCGAAATGCTCTACCGCACGATGACCACAAAGGGTTTAGTGCTCGTCACGTTTACGCCCTTGCAGGGCATGTCGGACGTGGTGACGGGCTTTCTCGAGCCCACGGAAGACGCCAAGGCGCGGAAGTACTTTGTGCAGGCGGGCTGGAACCATGTCCCGCACTTGGACGAGGACGAGAAGGCGGCGCTGATTGCCACCACGCCGCCGTTTCAGTTAAAGGCCCGCACGGAAGGCGAGCCGTCGCTGGGTGCCGGCGCGATTTACCCGATCAATGAAGAGGCGATCACGGTCCCGACTCGTCAGGTACCGGAGAGCTGGCGTCGTGTCTACGGGATGGATGTGGGCTGGAACCGCACTGCAGTGATTTGGGCCGCGCAAGATCCAGGCACGGGTGGCTTTGAGTTGTACGACCTCCACTATCAGGGACAGGGTGAGCCCGCGAGTCATGCCGCCGCGATCCGTGCGCGTGGGAGTTGGATCAAGGGCGTGATTGATCCGGCATCGGTCGCGTCGAACATCAAGGACGGCACGAAGCTGATCGACGTGTATCGCTCGGCGGAATTGGGCTTAGACCTGCAGTTTGCGGAGAACGCGGTGGAAGCGGGGATCACGGTGATGTGGAACTTGCTGATTTCGGGCCGGCTGAAGGTGCAAGCGCATTTGTTCGCGTGGTTCGCGGAGTTCCGGAAGTATCACCGGGACGAGAAGGGGAAGATCGTGAAGGCGAACGATCACTTAATGGACGCCACGCGCTACCTAGTGGTGTCGGGTGGGCCGTATCTCGGGCTGAAGCCGGAGCCGGTGAACGCAATGGCGGGACAGAACCTCAATGACCCGCTGGCATGGATGGGCGCATGAGCGGGCAGAACGGATTTACGAGTTTCCAGGCAGCAGCTCTGAAGCTGGCCAACAAACGCGAGGAGCACGCCGCCATCATGGCGGTGATTAACAACCACGCGGACGGGATCGATCACCTGATGAGTGGCTTGGAGAAGATGTTTTACGAGCTGCAGAAGCGGGACTTTCAGATTGAGGCGTTACTGGATGGGAACGCGAACCTGACGAAGCGTGTTGAAGCGTTGGAAGCCGAGCGGGCGGAAGGATTGGACGCGCTATGAAGGTGCTAGTAAGGGGCGGCTCACAGGATGGGCAGGTTATTGGGCTTGGCCGGGTGATTCATTTCGGGGGGCCGGACTGGATTGATCCCGAATCGACTGATTTCGATCAGCGCAGCGATAAGTCCGCGACGTACGAGTTGCGACCGCTGAAAGCCGCGAGCGTGACGCATGGCTAAATCCGCCCTGTTCGGTCGTGACGAGAAAGTCCAAGCGGCCCTCGACTTCCAGAAGCTCTCGTCTGAAGCCTTCGGCATGCAGCGCAAGCGCGAGGATGACGATCTCGCCTTCCAGGTGCCTGAAAAGCAGTGGCCGGAGAACGTCAAGCAGATGCGACAGGGGCAGACCGTGCAGGGCGTGCCGTTGCCGGCGCAGCCCATGCTCTCGATCCCCTCCCTGAATCAGCCGATTCGGCAGGTCTACAACCAGTTCACACGGGCGCATTTGGGGATTCACGTCAGCCCGAAGTCACAGGACGCCAATCAGGAGACCGCGGAAGTCATCCAAGGGCTGTACCGGCAGATCGAGGTGGACTCGCGCGCGTATCTGGCTCGGAACTGGGCCGCAGATCGGGCCTTTAAGTGTGGGTTCGGGGCGTATCGCGTGGATGTGGTCTATGACCAGGAGACCGACGATCCGGACGACCTGAAGATCGTCATCAAGCGCATTCTCCGCCAGTCGAGCGTCTATTGGGATCCGTTCGCGGTGGAACCTGATTTCTGCGACATGACGCGCTGCCTGATCGTGTCGTGGATGAGCCGTAGCCAGTTCAATCGGGAGTTTCCCGACGCGAGGATGGCGGGGCTGTCCACCGACGAAATGATCGATATGCAGTCCCAGATGCCGAACTTTACGATCTGGAACGTCGATCCGATCAAGGGCGGTGAGCCGATGAAGGGCTCGGAACAGGTGAAGTGGTACGACGGGGCCAATGACGCCGTGTGCATCGCGGAGTACTTCTACATGGAGTACGAAGGCACCGGCAAAGAGCGCAAGCCGGTCGTCAAGTGGTGCAAGATCAACGCGCTCGAAGTGCTGGAAGAGGGCACCTGGAACGGGCGGTATATCCCGATCATCCCGGCGATTGGTGAAGAGTTGCAGCCGTTCGACACCGAGCGCCGGTGGGCGGGAATGATCACCCCGAATAAGGATGCGGCCCGCACGATCAACTACGAAATCACGTCGGCGGTGATTAAAGACTCCCTATCCACAAAAGCGCCGTGGGTGGGCTACGTGGGCCAATTCAAGACAATGCAGGCTCAGTGGCAGTTGGCAAACGTCCGCAACTTTACACACTTGGAAGTTGATCCGGTCATGGTTGGTGGGCAGTTGGCCCCGCTGCCGATGCGGAACCTCGATAGCCCGGATTTGTCCTCATCGATCGCGCTGATTCAGTTGGCCAAGGATGCGCTCTCCACCGGCACGGCCATCGTGGATACGTCCTCGCTGCAGAACCTCGCCAAGCGCAAGGTGGCGCATCAAACCTTGGCGGGGATGGCGGAAGAGAACACCGTCAGTCAGTCCCAGTACGTCGACAACATGGCGCAGATCAGCATGACCTATGAAGCGAAGGTCGTGCTCGATCTGATGCCGAAGGTCTACGACCGTGCCGGGCGCATGGTGCAAGTTCGGGAGGAGGACGGGACGCAGCGGGAAGTGATCCTCGGCCAGCCGTTTGTGAAGCATCCGAAGACGGGCCGGCCGTTGGCGCTTCCGCAAGGGATTGGCCTGATGCCGCCGGGCATCGATCCGTCAAAGGCGCAGAAGTTTGATCTGTCGAAGGGCGTCTATGGCGTCATTGTGGACATCGGCAAGAGCTACAAGACCCGCGCACAGGAAGGCTCGGATGCATTCGGGGCGATTCTGGAACGTGTCCCGAACATGATCCCGATGCTCGGGGATATTTGGATGAACTTCCAAGACTTCCCCGGTCACAAGGAAGCGGCCAAGCGCATGAAGAAGATGCTGCCACCGCAGTTGCAGGATTCGGGGGATGAGGAGAACGACCCCGAGGCGATTAAGGCGCAGCGCGATCAGGCGGCAATGCTGATCGAGCAGTTGACGCAGCAGTTGCAGCAGGCGCAAAAGCTGATTGAAACCGACCAGATCAAGGCGCAGGCGGACCTCGAAAAGGCCAAGATCGACGGGGCCACGAAGCTTGAGATCGCCAAGATGCAGATGGACGCAGACTTGCGGATTGCGGCCATGCAGGCGCGGGCGAAGGATGCGCAGGAGCAGATCAAGGCAATCGCGGCGATGGCGAAACAGGACGATCAGCAGCGGTTTGAGCACGCGGAGAACGCGGTGGATCGGGCGCATGAATCGGCCAAGCTGGAACAGCAGACGGAACTCGCGGAGGCGCAGGCCGAGAACCAGGCGCGGCGGGAAGTGGCACAGGGCGCGGTGGCGCATTCACAGGAACTTGAAAAGGGCGAACAGGGGCACGCGCAAGCGGTGGATTTGCAGGCGCGACAGCCGAAACCGGAGAAGGGTGAATAGCCGTGCATCAAGTCGAGCCGAGCGTCGTTTGGCATGAGCACGATTGCGCCTGCCGTGCCTGCGAACCGCAAATATTGACGGTCACGCCTGCGGATGGCGTCACCAAGTGGTTCCGAGCGCGAGCAGTCGTAGAGCATCGGAAGAAGCCATCGCCGCGTGACGCGCTCTTCGCCGTCTTGGACCGCAACATGGAACAGCGCACTGGGGATGACCCTGTTTAACGATATGCGAGTCCGACGCGGCCACAATAATCGCCGGATCATCCTTCGTGCTGACCCCCAAGTCGAGCACGACATCCGCTTGTACGCGGAGTACGTCGGGAAAACCGTCCAAGAGATCACCCGCGAGTGGTGGGTTTTTGTGATTAAACGCGCCGAAGAAAAAAAGCTGGACTTTCGTGGTGCCTCAAAAGCCAATTAGCTAAGCATTTCTCGCACCCTAGAACCCGTGGCACATAAAAAGGGTTCTCGGGGCGGAAAGAAATGCTGAAGGACGCCGGATCGGCAACGACCGGGTCTTTTCAGTCTGACGGCGTTCGCTACGACAGCAATTCTATGTCCGGCGAGGACATGAAGGCGCTGTTTGAGTCAGCCGACGCTCCTGCCGACGCACCTGTCACCACTCCCGAGCCTGAAACACCGGAGGGCGGCGAGTCTGAAGCCTCTGCCGACGCCACGCCCGCCGATCCCGCCCCGAAGCCCGGTCTTGAGACCAAGCCTGTTGAAGGCGACAAGACCCCCAAGGGCAAAAAGAACCCGCAAGAGCGCATTGATCGCATCACGTTTGAGCGCGAAGAAGCCAAGCGTGATGCGGCGAAGGAGCGGCAGGCCCGCGAAGAGGCGGAGCGCCGGTATACGAGCGAGTTCCAGTCTCTCCGGGCCGAACTCGAAGCGCTGAAGGCTCCAAAGCAGCAGGATCAGCCGAAGCCGAAAGCCTTTGCTGCTGACCCCAATGAACCCAAGCTCGCGGACTTCCAGGATCAGGAAGACCCGTACGCCGCCTGGATGTTTGCGAAGTGGGAATACAAGCAGGAACAGAAAGAACTGCAGGCCCGCGAAGCCTTCCAGCGCCAGCAGGTTGAGCAAGAGCAGCACGCCAAGCGTGAGCAGGAAGTCACGCGCATCCGCGAGTTTGGTCAGCGGATGGAAACACATTTCGCCTCCAACCCGGAATTGCGTGAGCAGTTGTTTGGGCCACATGGCCCCAAGCTGCACCGCGCCGGGTGGGAAGTAATCATGGGATCGCAAATCCCTGAGCAACTTTGCGCGTATCTCGCGCAAAACCCGGAGGCGGAGCAGCGCATCAGCGCCGCCCCCCCTCTGCAGCAGTACCGGGAACTCACCCGGATTGAATTCGAGCTGGAGAAGGCTGCGACCACCGGATCGGCCGCTCCAGTTAAGCCCAAAACGTCCGCGCATCCTCCTGTCAGTCCGGTCAGTGGATCGCATGCGGCCCCTCGCTCCGGTGAGCCCGGCCCAGACGCGTCGTACGAAGAGCACGCCGCGTACTGGAACCGAGTCGAAGCGGAACAGAGACGGGCCGGTCGTAGGTAAGTATGGCGAACAATTATTTTCAGTCGCCGCTCTGGATTGGACGCGAAGTCCTGCGTGTAGCCGAGAACGAGACGCGCTTTGTCCGCAACATCGACAAGAAGCTCTCAGACGATTTCCTCGTCTCGGGTACCAAGGTTGGCGGCACCGTGGGTGTCCGTCTGCCGCAGCGCTTCGTGACCAAGAAGGGCCAGGCGCTTCAGGAACAGGGCATTAACGATCAGGTGGTCTACGTGACCATCACCGATCAGGCGCAGGTGGCATGGGGCTGGTCCTCGATGCAGGCCACGCTCGACGTGCAGGATACCCGTGAGCGCTACGTGCGTCCGGCCGCCGTGCAGATCGCGAACACGATGGACAAGGATGGCCTCGGCCGTCTGTATCAGGACATCTACTTCGCGCAGGGCACGCCGGGGACCACGCCGACCGCCAACACTACGTATTTTGCGCTGGCCGATGATCTGACGCAGATCGCGGCGGTCCCGAAGGACAACCGCAACATGGTGATCGATGCCGTGATGGGCACCGCGATTGCCAACGCAAACATCACCCTCTTCCAGCCGAAGGCGGACTTCTTCGAGGGCATGATGGCCGCCAACGCGCTTAAGTGGAAAGAGTGGTGGGAGGACGTGAACATTGCGTCTCACACCTACGGCACCTACGGCGGCACGCCGCTGGTGAATGGCGCATCGCAGACCGGCACGTCGCTGGTGACGGATGGCTGGTCCTCGGGTGCCTCGACGCTGAACAAGGGCGACGTGTTCACGATTGGCTCAGGCTCGACCGCGGTCAAGGCCGTGAACGTGCAGGGCTATCAGGATGCGGGACTGGCGCAGAAGTTTGTCGTGACCCAGACGGTGAGTGATTCCACTGGGGCCATGACGATTTCGATTTCGCCGTCCATTATCACCTCGGGCGCATATCAGACGGTGGTCGCCTCGCCGGCGGATAACGCCACGATCAACGTCACGGGCTCGTCAGGTGTCACGTCGCGTCAGGGCTTGGGCTTCCACCGGGAAGCGTTCGTCATGGCGGGCGCGGATCTGGTGATGCCGAACCAGGGCAAGGCCGAGCGCGTGCGTGCGCCGAAGTCGGGCCTGTCACTGCGGTACTGGGAAGCCTCAGACATCCGCACCGATTCACACCCCTCGCGTCTGGATGTCATCTACGGCTTCAGAACGCAGCGCGCCGATTGGGCCGGCCGCATTCAGGGCTAAGGGAGGACACGAACATGGCTCTGACTACGACCACCCTCAACGGCGCAATCTCGGCGGATCAGGTCACGATCAAGGTGACATCCGGTACCGGCTTCGGTAAAGGGAAGCTCATTCAGATCGACGATGAGTTCCTTGAGCAGACCGCCGATGCGGATTCCGCTTCTACCACGATCATTCCGGTGCGGCGTGGTGTCAACGGCCGCGTGGCGAAGGCCCATCCTACCAGCGCGAATGTCAAAGTCGGCAATCCGTACGACGACTTCGGCGGTGATGCGGTGGCGACGTCCACCACGTATCCGCTCGCAGGTCGTCAGCGGGTGGTGCTGAGTTACAGCGCTTCTGGTGCGATCACGCTGCCCTCACCCGGTACCGACATGGTGGCGGTGCTCAATGGCACCGGGACGCTGGCGATGACCGTCGCCGCCCCCACAAAGGATATGGATGGCGACATGTTGCTGATCATCGGCAACGGCAAGTCGGCCTCCACGATCGACTTCGACGCCACGAACGGCCTCGGCAACGCGGGCTCCGGCTACGACCGCATCACCTTCCAAAACGCGGGACAGGTGTGCATGCCGGTGATTGCGTGCAATGGCTTCTGGTTGGCGGTGAACGCGCCGATCACGGGCACCTCGACCTCTATTTCTGTGGCGGTCGGCTAACAACCATGAGGGCTGGCGGTGATCGCTGGCCCTCTCTTCAGGAGTCTCATGAGCAACATTCAGCCGGAAACGATCTGGGGCGGCGAGTTCACCGACGAGGATTCGCAGCGTCTGCACGAAGAAATGAACAAGGCCACGGTCGTGCCTCGCATCAACGGCCGACTGATGACGTTTCCGGCCTACGAATACCGGCCTTACCCGGCGGCAATTTACGGCGTCTGGACCGACTCGCGTAAGCGCGACGAACTGATCCAGGTCGCACGGCTCAACTCGCTCAATCTGTTGCTCCCCTTGGAGCGTGAGCGGGCGGAGTCGTTGCTGCCGCCGTGGGATTCGCGTCTCGTGCAGAACGATCGCGAGTTGAAGGACTGGCTGAGCAAGGGCTGGACGGAGCATCCCGATCAGGTCAAGGAAGCGCACCAGAAGTATCTGGATGCGATTGCGGATCAGGCGGCGATGCGGGCGTATGACGACCAGCGCATGAGCGAGAAGGCGAAAGCCGAATTTGATGCGGCGGATCGGGCCAATGGTGCCGAACACCTGGTGGATTTGCCGGTGCCTGTGCTGAACAAGAAGCGCGGGCGTCCTCGGAAAACGGAAGACACGGCGACCTCCGTCGCCTAAGGAAAGACTCGGTTCTCTATGTCCAATCTCCTTTCGGCTCAGCAGGGCATTCTCACGGCGGACTCGCTCAAGGGCGCGTCCTTTGCGGCCATCAACGCGACCTTCTACGTGGACGGCACGTACGGCTTTGACGGCAATCCGGGCACCTCGCCGGGGTTGGCGTTTCGGACGTTTGCGCCGCTCGACTATCTCTTGCCGCTCTGGCGGAAGAATCACAACTACTCGCAGCAGATCGTCGTGGCGATGGCCGGCGTGATCAACCAGGAATGGTCCACGCCGAAAGTGAACGACGTGAAGATCGTCGGCGCGGGCACGTTGCCACGGCAGGCGACCACCTCTGGTGTCGCGAACGGCGGCGGCGCGACGTGGCTGTCTCCGACCAGTGGCACGGGTGCGCTGTTTCAGCCGAACGGGCAGGGATGGGTGGTTGAGAACGTCTTTTTCAACTGCTCGGCCACCGCGAATCCGTGCGTCAAATTGGTGAACGCGGGCGATCCGCCCTCGTCGAACTGTTCCGAGAAGTTCACGCTGCGCAATTGCATCCTGACCGGCACGGATGAAGGCGTGCATGCCACGGACAACCCAAACCACGTCCTGATTGAGGGATGCACGTTCTTTGGCTTCTCGGGTGCGGGAGACATCGCCATCACCGTATCAACGGGGCTGGGGACCGGCACGCTGCTGGATTGGCGCATCCTGAACTGCAAGTTCTTCAACAACGCGGCCAACATCACGGCGGGCTTCTCCCACGCGACGATCGCCGGGTGTGTCATCGAAAACGGCACGGCGTCGAACATCAACCTGACGGGTGGCACCGCGCCGAATTTCGTGGTCGGCAACTACTTCAACATTACGGCGGCGGACTTTGATCCGGCCGGTGGGACCACGGGTGTGACCGGCGACGTGTGGAGTAACACGCTGTCCGACGCGATTGAAACGGGTCTGCCGGCCAACTAACGCCTGGCGGGGGAGGACACGGTGTCTTCCCTCGCATGGTGAGGACTCATGAACATCACCAATACCGGCACCGATCCAGTCTTTTTGCTCGATCGTGTCACCACGGGCACCAGTAAGCCCTTTCAGGTGATCGGCTCGCACAAAGACGTGTGCGTGACGTTCACCTCGGAGGGGACGACCTCCGGCGGGACGCTCATCATCGAAGAGTCTGATCTGCCGTCCTACACCGGCACGTGGAGCCAGATTGCCTCACAGGCGGCGTCCGGGTTTACGGGTGGCGCGAAGCTCTGCACGCATGTCCAGTTGGGGGCGGGGTTGTGGGTGCGCGCGCGGGTGAGTGCGACGGTCACGGGTGGCGGAACGGCCACCGTCACGATTAGCGGTGCGTAATGACCGTCCTCGAACTGATCTCGCTGTCGCTCAAAGACATCGGCGTCCTCGGACAGGGGCAGACGGCCGGCGGGTCACAGGCGAATGATGCGCTGACCTCGCTGAACATGCTGATCGAGGCGTGGAGCACGAATCGCCTGTTAACGCATGTCATCAAGCGCGTGACGTGGACGATTGCGAACGGGACGGCGAGTTACACCGTGGGGACCGGCGCGACAATCAACATTGCGCGGCCCTCGACGATGAACTATCAGGGCTGCAACGTCACCTACATCGACACCGCGAGCAACGCAGAGATTGAGCTGCCGCTGTTCATGCTCACGGATGACGCCTACCAGGCGATCCCACAGAAGCCGCTGGCGGCGACCTATCCGACGAGTTGGTACTACAACCCGACCTACACCAGCAGTGCCGCGCCCTATGGGACATTGACGCTCTGGCCGGTGCCGAATGTCAGCACGCTCACGGGTGTGTTTTACGCGCCTGTGGCGGCCACGACGGTGGCGCTGGCGGACACGATCGCGTTGCCTCCGGGCTATACGCGGTTCTATCGCTGGAACCTCTCGGAAGAGTTGCTGTCGGCGTTTGCGGTGCCCGATCAGATCGCGCAGCGGGTGATGGCGAAGGCGCGTGAAACCAAAGGCGACATCGAAAAAGTCAATACGCGCTTGCAGGACTTGGGATTTGATCTTGCGCTCATTCCGAACGCGCAGAACAGCAACGTATACACCGGCAGTTGATGATGACTCTACAGGAACGCTACGACGCAGAGAAAGCCGCCGCGGCCCAACTCGGCCAGCGGTATCAGCAGGCCCGAACGGCCATTGTGCAGATGGAGCAGGAGATGATCCGCTTCGATGCGCGGATGGCGCTGCTCGAACAGTTGATGCAGCCACAGCCCGCACAGGATGCCCCTGCTGAGCCGCTTGCGTTCACGAAGCCTCGCCGGAAGAAGGCAGAAAGTGACGTGGCGTAATGGCGGAATCCGTTTGGATCGGCTGGCTCGGCCCGATTCGCTTTGAGGCGAGCGGTTCCACTGTCATCTTCCCCGGCAACCTGCAAGCGGAACGGTTCTTAGGCGCAGATGGGACCGCAGCCGCGCCCACCTTCAGCTTCTACGGAACGGGTGACGGCGACAACGGGATGTATTTGTCGGCGGCGGATACGTTGGGGTGGAGTGCGGGCGGGACGCTGAGACTGTCTCTCTCGTCCTCGGCGTTGATCAGCACGCTGAGTATCACAGCGCCACGGCTCGTTGCCGCAACAAGCACGGACCTGGATCTCGGCGCAGGGGGCTCTGGATGGTGGCGCATTGCAGCGGCCACTGGGAATCTCACGTCCATTGACAATGGCAGTTCGTTCGGCTGGGCGGATGTCTCCCTCTCTCGCGGAGCCGCCGGACGTGTGGATACCACGAAAGCCTTCCGTATGACGCCTGTGGCGTTTACGGCGTTGCCCACGGCGGCCGAAGGCGCGATTGCCTCGGTGAATGATTCCAACACGGCGTCATGGGGCGCCACCATCGCTGGCGGTGGCGCGAACAAAGTGCTTGCGTACTACAACGGAACTAACTGGACCGTGGCCGGCGCGTAGGAGGGCTAGTGGCAGAGATTATCACGCTCACATCTCCGGTCCCGTCGATCACGAATTACCGCGTAGCGGAGTTGCGTCTGAACTGGGCGGCGGGTCATATCCACGTCGGCCTGCTGGGGCCGAATAACGAGACGGCGACTTGTGAGTACTCCGGTGCTGCCGCGACGGCGCTCATGACGGCGCTCAATAAGGCCAATCTGACATCCAATTCGTTGCATCGGCGCGTCCTCTCGCAGTTGGTGAGCGACGGCAAGTTGGCGGGCACGATTTCCGGGATCCCGGACTGAGCGCATATGCCCTCGTTTCCGAATGCCCTCGGACGCTCCTATACCCTGAGCAACCGCATCACGGATCAGGAATTGACCATTAATTGGTTTGCCGAGATCAGTGAATCCAAGGGGGCCACGTCTCAGGTGAGCTTTCTCCCGACGCCGGGCGTGGAGCAGGCGGTGCTCGTCGCCAAAGTGGGCTGGCGGGCCATGTGGCAGATGAACGGCCGTTGCTTCGGCGTCTGCCAAGACACGCTGTACGAGATCACGATGAGCGCGGGCTCGTTCGTGGCGACCTCTCGCGGGACGGTGGCGCTCGATAACAACCCGGCGACGATCTGCACGAATGGCGACGGTGGCGGGCAGCTATTCATTACGTCAGGCGGGAATGGCTACTGCTACACGCTGGCCACGAACGTCTTGACGCAAATCGCAGCCCTAAACGGCCTGGCTACGCAGGGGGATTACCTCGGTGGCTATTTCCTCGCGTTCGATGCGAACACGTCCACGGTCTACTTTTCGGACCTCTTGGACGGGGCGACGTGGGATCCGACCAACTTCTTCCAGCGCACGAATCAGCCCGATCGCTGGGTGGCGATGAAAGTCACCTCCTGGAACTACATCTTCCTAATCGGGGAGCAGACGGGCGAGGGCTGGTATCCGAACGGGGAGCTTGACCTGCCGTTCCAGCCTGATCCCTCGGCGACATTCGTCAAGGGGTGCGCGGCGGCGTTCTCGCTCACGAATGCGGGCGGCACGCTGGTGTGGTTGTCGAAGAACAACGACGGCGACTTTGAAGTGATCGCGGCGGCGGGACTGGAGCCGCAGCGCATTTCTGACTTTGCGCTGGAAACGCAGTTGGCGGAGTACGTCCGCGACGGCCTCTCGATCAGTAACGCGATTGGCCAGTCGTTCCGCATGCAGGGCCATACGTGGTACCGGCTGACGTTACCGACGACGGGCATTGAAAAGACCTGGCAGTTTGACTTTACCTCTGGCTGGTGGACGCTGGTCGGGACGTGGATTCCGGAAGAGTCTGAGTACACCTATTTCCGCCCGGTATTTGTGTGCTTCGCGTTCAATCACACGCTGGCGGGGGATCGTGAATCGGGCGTGCTCTACCACTTGGACATGAACTTTACGTCTGACGTGGACGGGCGCGTGATTCGCCGGGTACGACGGACGCCGGCCGTGGTGCAGGCGCAGACCTACGTGTATCACCGGAAGCTCACGCTGTTGATGCAGGTCGGGATCGATGTCCCGATCAGCGGGACGGGCTCGAATCCGCTCCTGATGCTGCGCTACTCCGATGATGGCGGGATCACGTGGGGCAATGAAATCGATCTCTCAGTCGGGGAACTTGGGAATACCTCCGCGCTGGTGTGGTTCTGGCAGTTGGGCGTGGCGAGGAATCGCGTGTATGAGCTGAGCTGCACGGATCCCGTACCGTGGAAAATTTCCGAGGCGTACCTTGATGCGCGTCGATCGCTGGAGGCGGCGTAAATGGCTGTTGGCCTCCCACCGCCGTATCCGGATGCGCCGATTGGCGCGGTCGAACCGAACGAGCTGCCTGGGAAACCGCCGGTGATTCGCTTGAATGGGCGCTGGGGCATCTACTTCCGCGATCAGCGGCAGTACTTGGCGCAGTTGCCGGTGAGTGTGACGCCCTCGATCGCACGCGTGGCGGATCAGAACGCGACGATTGGCACCACGACGCTGTTTACGCCGACGCAATCAGGCTTCTATGCCTTTGAGTACTACCTGGCGATTCGGACGGCGGCGGGCGTGAGTTCGTCGGCGCAAGTGACGCTCGGGTGGACGGATAGCGGCGCGAAAACGACCGTGTTTGCCGCCATCACGGGCAATACGACGGGGACCACGGGCTGGGGGCGGTATGCGTTCTACGCGGAGGCGGGCGCACCGATCACGTATGCGGTGGCGTATCTGAGCAATCCGGCGGCGGCGATGCGCTTTGACGTGTATCCGATGGTATCTGCGGTAGCGACGGTGGCGAGCTAATGGCGATGACCCCGGACGATTACTACACGCTCAATCAGGCGAACGCAAAAGCCAATCCGATCGCGCCTGTGCGACGGCCGACGATGGACGAGTTCCGCGCCAACAACCGCCGTGTGTATGGGTGGGACGGCACGTTTAAGGACGCGGAGCGGTGGGCGGCGGCGGATAACAAGCGGCAAATCTGGCTCAAGGGCGTGCTGCCGGCCGCGATCTTTGCGACTGGGGGAGCAGCGAGCGGCGCGCTGATGGCAGGTGGTGCGGCGGGTGGAGCCGGTGCGGCCGGCGCTGGAGCGGGCGCTGGTGCCAGCGCAGGCGCGGCAGCTGGAAGTGCCGGCGCAGGCGCAGCGGGAGCAGGAGCGGCAGGGACAGCAGGAGGCGGGATGACGTTCGGCAATCTTCTCAAGCTCGGTGAGTTGGGTGTGGGGCTCGGCACCAACATCTACAACAACCGCCAGAACAATCGGGCGATGCAAAACGACGCCACGATGCGACAAAACGAGTTCGCGCAGCAGATGCAACTCGTCCAACAGCAGAACGCGTTGGCGGAGCAGCGGTATCAGGCCGAGCAAGCGCAGCGCGCGCAAGAGTTCGCCATGTTGCAAGAGGATCGCCAGCGCCGGATCGCGGAAGAGAACCGCGTGCGGGCCTTGGATGAGGCGCGAGAGCAGCGGCGGGCACCGTATCGCCAACTGTCGAATGACGCATTGCTGCGGATGCGCGATCTCCTGCGCTTGGGAGGGCGGTAATGTCACGCGAACGCGATTACACCAACGACTACGAGGCATGGCTGGCCGCGGGCGGCGATCCTGATCAGGGACAGCCGGAACCGCCGCAGGGCGTGCTTGCGCCGCCGGGGCCGACGCCGGCCACGCCCACCGCGGCGACCACGACGCCCACGTCGTCGACGACGACCAAGCCGCCGTATGACCCCACGAAAGACCCGAACAAGCCGCCGGCCCCGTTTCCGGGGTACGAGTGGTACTGGACCGATACCGATGGATGGCGCGCGCGGCCGATCAACACGACGCCAATAACAGGCGGTCCGACGCCCACCGGTTCGCCGTCGTCCTCGTTCAGTTTCGAGGGCGGTGGCTGGCCCGAGTACAACGCGCCTGACTTCGTTGATCCTGGCATCTTTGATCCTGGGCCGTCGTTCTCGTTCCCGGACTTCACGTACGAAAAGTTTGTCGGCCCGCAGCCGGATCAGATCCAGAACGATCCCTCGTTTCAGTGGCGCATGGACCAAGGCCGCAAGGCGCTCGAAGCCTCTGCGGCGGGCCGAGGTACGTTGCGTTCAGGCGGCACGCTGAAGGATGTCCTGAAGTACGGCCAGAACTTCGCGTCACAGGAATACGGGAACATCTGGAACCGTGCCCTGACAGAGTACGACACCAACCGCGACAACGCGTTCGGCTCATGGAATGCGAACCGTGGCAAGTCGTTCGATGAGTGGAACAGCGGCTATACCGGCCGCAAGGACGCCTATTCGTTCGGAGCGAACCGGGCCAACAGCCTGAACGACTTCAATCTGAACAACTCCCAGTTCGATTACAGCGGGCGAACGCGCAACATGGAGTTTGATCGGCAGAAAGCGTTCGACAAATGGCTGGCTGAGGGGAACTGGCTGTCTGACCTGTCTGTGGCTGGGCTGAATAGCTAATGGCTGAGTACATCCGATCACCCTACGTGCCGGATCAGCAATCGTTGCTGGACCTGATGCGCATGGCGGCGCAGGATCGCTCGCGGAGTGACCTGCAACGGGCGCAGCTCCGTTCACAGGGTGTGATGAACATCGGGGAGTTGATCGCGGGCACGTTGGCGAGCTTCCGGCAGGATCGAGAGCGGCAAGAGGCCGGCCGCGTAGCACAGCAGCGACAGGAGCAGGAGGACGCGTTTAAGCGCCGCGATCAGCAGTTGCGCGAAGCCGATCTGCTGGCGCGAATCGGAGAGCGCGAGCAGGCCACGGCGCGACAGCGTGAGATCGATCAGCGTCAGGCCACGATGGACGCGCAAAAGGCCGGTGATACCCGCGCCAAGGCGATCGGCTACGGCCCGATGGCGGAAATGGATGTCGATACCGTGATGCAGTCGCCGGAACGCGCGGGCGACGTGCGGTACGCCTTTGGTCCGGGCACAGCAGATGGTCCGGAGTTGATGCCGACACGCGAACAGCGGCGCGGGATTGAGACCGAGAACGCGATTAAGCAGATGGGCGGGACGATTGGCCCCAACGGGCAAGTCGTGATGCCGCCGAAGCCGGAGCGGGAACCGAATCCGACCGAAGCCTCACTCGCGATGTTGGCGGCCAAGGGAGACAAGGGCGCGGAGCGTGCCCTACAGATTATTCGGAGCCTGCGGCAGACGGATCGCGCTCCTGATGCACTGGTGCCAGTGGTTGGCCCCGATGGTAAGACTCGGTACGGCACGCGTACGGAAGCGCGGGGGCAACTGGTGCCCAGTTCTCAGCAGAAACCGGCCACCGGCCTCGAGAAGCGGGCGCTGAACTTCTTTAACCGCGCACAGCAGGCCGATACCGACCTCGAGACGATGGAGGAAGAGATTCAGAAGATGAATCTCGGTGGGCAGACATGGATGAGCGTCATGCCCAACTTCCTCCAGTCCGGGCTCGGCCAGCGATACACCCAAGCGCAGCGGGCATTCACGGAAGCGCGTCTCCGTAAGGACTCAGGCGCGGCCATTCCCGAAAACGAGTTTGAGAGTGACCGTAAGACGTACTTCGTGCAGCCAGGCGATGATCTCGAGACGCAGGAACAGAAACGACGAGCCCGCGCCACGATGCTCGCGTCATTGGGCTTTGAGTCTGGTCAGGCGCTCGGTGAGTTCCTTGGCGATTCAGAAGAAGCCTCAAAGCTCGTTCAGGGCTACCGCGAACGCTCACAACGGAAGGCGGCGGATACGGGACTGCTGGTGACGATGGTTGCCCCGGACGGTACCGTGAAGAACGTACCGCCCGATCAAGTGAAGCACTTCGAAAGCCTTGGCGCGAAGGTGAAGAAGTAGATGCCGCAAGACTGGTTCAGCGCGAACGCCCCGAAGCCAAAGAGGGACGAGAAGGCTGAAAAGCCGAGTGGGGATTGGTTCGCCGCGAATGCGCCGAAGGCGGACATCGCTCCGCCGAAGCACCCGCACGCCCGCGTAGGAAACGCGGTGATTGATGCCGTCAAGGGCGCGTTGACCGGGCCGGTATCCACGATGTTCCACGGTGGTGACCTGATTCGGCGCGGGCTTGGCATGGAGCGGGTGATCGATCGGCCTGAAGTGAAAGCCGCCATGACGCCTCCGGATAGCGCGGCTGGTAAAGCGGGCTTCATGCTGGAACAGGCGGCAGAGTTCGGCGTCCCGCTCGCCAAGATCGCCCGCGTCACGAAGGGGATGCCGATCCTCCAGCGGATGGCTGGGGAAGCAGCGGCGAGTGCGGGCGTGGCAGGCATCCAATCGGGCGGCGATCCAACCTCTATGACCGTTGGCGCGGCGGCGGGTGCCGTGTTGCCGTTTGCAGCGAAAGGCATGGGCGCGGTGGCGAATCGCGTCAAACAAGCGGCGGCCGGCGCACAAGAGGGCGGTGTCACTGGTGCGCTCGCGGGCGCGGTGCGGAATGTCGCCCCGCCCTCGTCTAAGGCGATGCTCGTCCAAGGGCTCAAGCCGCGAGCGACACAGCGCGGTTTTGAGAAGTCGCTGGATACCGGCATTGCTGATCTCGCGGCTACGGCACAGGAAACCGGCAAGGCGATCAACGGCATTGATGATCTGATCGAAACCATTGGCGCGGCGAAGAAGCGCGTCCGTGCGGAATACGACGCCTACGCGGGGCCGATGCGTGAGCGCGGTTCATTAGTAGACGGTAACGCCGTTGCCGACCTGATGGAGAAAAGCATCCCGTCCAAGGTGAAGTTGGAAGCGCCGGAAGTCGCCAAGCGCCTCATGGAGCGCGCCCAGACCTATCGACGCACGTTCCCGCTTGAGGAAGCGGAATTACTGATGAAGGAAACCAACGCGGAGTTGGATTCGTTCTACGGCAAGTATCCAATGGCGCAGCGTAAGGCGCTGCTAAGCGACCCAGAAGCCGCATTGCTCGATGCACAGGGGAAGGCGTGGCGTGACGCCATCTACAAGACCATCGACAGCGACACGCAAGGCGCATCCGCGAGAGCGATCAATCGTAGGTACGGGGCATTGCTCGACATCGAAGATGCGGCCGTACGACGCGCCAACGTGGCGAAGCGTCAACAGCCGGAAAGTCTCTCTGAACAGATCGGTAATGTCCGCGCAGCGGCGGATATGGCGAAGGGTGCCTACAAGATCGCGCAGGGCGATCTTAGCGGCGCGGCGGATATAGCGGCGGGGCGTGCGGGTCGAGAGATGGCGAAGTATCTGAAGGAGCAGCAGACGACGGATGCCCTGATTCGCCGGGCGTTCGCGAATGTTGGTAGCGGTAAAACAGTGCCACGGCAAGGAGCCCGATGACCATCCTCCAGCCCATGCGCTCAATCGACAACGCGAGCCAGAGCACTCCTATAAACGCGGCGGCGATGGCGACCAGCCAGAGCGGCATGAACGGAGCATTGTAGCACTGTGGCGACCTATACCTTACGCCACCCTACGACGATCCTTTTTCATTGGGGTCGTCGCGGCTTTCTCAAGTGGCCATCCGGAGCGAACTCTTCGATGAAAAGAGGCTTTGGAGATCCCATTGGAGCGAGCTACGAGATGGGCCGGAGTGGAATTCAGCAATCGGACGCGGCGCGTATTGTTGGCCTGTTCTGTCGCCGTCTCCCATCGAACATTGCCCGGTTCGTAATGGCCGTTGTTATCAATACGGCCGATCGAGTGTGTTGGGGTAGGCCTTGGTCCCACATGGGCGTAGAAGGCTTCAAAACTGTCGGCCCATTCTTCGCAAATTTTAATACCTCGTCCTCCATAGAGCCGAAAAGAGGAGTGGTTTGGCCTACCGCAGCGTTTCTTGATAGACGACCAAATCTCATATTCCGCAGATTCGCTCAGTCCGTGTGTGCGGTGTGTTTGGCGTGCGTGTTCTCTATTAGCGCACCCGCAACTAATCTGCCGGCCGGCCGTCAGGTTGCCAACGAACACAGAGCGAGTCGCGCCGCAGTCGCATCGACAGATGTATTGATGCTTCCGCTCGGTATCTTTCTGCAAGACGACAAGACGCCGGAAGCGTTCACCGATCACGATGCGGTGGTAGGCCATCTCAAAATTTTACAGCAAGGCGGTGTGTCATAGCTCTCTTCACTTTACTGCCCTACGCCAAGAGGCAATATTTCGACAATAGTGGCAACCCGCTAGATGGCGGACGTATCTATACGTACGCGGCGGGAACATCCACACCGCTAAGTCTTTACAAAACCAGCGGTGGCACCTCATGGGGTGCGTATGTTCAGCTGGATAGCGCCGGCCGTCCAGAAAATGGAGAGATGTACGGTTCCCCTGGCTCTAGCTACAAGTTCATCGCGCAGACCTCGGCTGGCGTCACCGTCTGGACCCAAGACAACATCGGTGCAGTCCCGACATCCACGGTGAATGTGGACATCAGCTTCACGGCGGGTGAGAGCTTGTCGGCGGGAGCGCTGATCTACCTCTCTGATGGATCGGGCGGACTGACGGCTGGAAGTGGGTACAAAGCCGACGCCGATCTGAATTACGCCTCTGTGACACCGGTCATGGGATTCGTGGTCGATGCCGTGGCGTCTGGGGACACCGGCACAATGCGCACGGACGGCCAGATTGAGCTGGCCGGGCCGTTGACGCCTGGGGCTATCTATTACGCGTCGGCCACGGCTGGAGCGGTGACCTCGACCGCGCCGACGTTTGCGCGGCAGGTCGGCCAAGCCCAATCCACCACATTGTTAGCCATCGCCGTCAACCCTCCGCAAAACTCCGTGAGCGTTCTGGAAATTGAGGTATTCACCTAATGGCAGCGTTCTCAAAGGTTCAATTGTCCGGCGCGACCAACGGACGCCAAATCAAAGTTGTTGCAACGAGTACACCTGGCACGTTGGTGCATACGGCCACATCCACGTCAGGCGTGATGGATGAAGTGTGGCTCTACGCGGTGAACTCAGACACCAGCGATCGCAAGCTGACGATTGAGTACGGCGGCGTCACCTCTCCGGATGATCTCCTTGAAGTCACGATCCCGGCTGAGTCGGGATTGGTGCTTGTAGTGCCTGGATCGTCGCCGCTGAATGGCGGCGTGGTGGTGCGCGCTTTCGCGGCCAGCGCCAACGTCGTAATGGTTCAAGGCTACGTCAACAGGATCACCCAGTGAGCAATCGCTTTGGTCCACGCACGCGTTTCGGTGGCCTGCCGTTTGGCGGCAGAGTCGCGCAGTGGATGCCTCAGTTCTCGTTAATCAAATCCGTGCAAGCGGGCGCGATCGACCTCAATAACGCGACATCCGCGACGGCCACACTCAGCCCTGAAGTGAACACGGCGAATACGATGCTCTTCTTTTTGGGCTTCAGCACGGCGCTGAACACGGGCAACACGCCGCAGCAAGGATATTGCGCGCTGGCGTTGACGAACAGTACAACGGTGACGGCCTCACGAGCCGCGAACCCCGGCGCATCGGCCCAAAACGTGAACTGGGCGGCGCTCGAATTCAAGGCGGGCGTCATCAAGTCGATCCAGCGCGGCACGATCGTTGTGGATACAGCCACGTCCAATACAGCCGCGATTACTGCAGTGAACACGGCGAAATCACTGGTGCAGTTCCTTGGGCAAGTGTCCGCGGATACCAACACGGGTACGACGGGGTGGAATCCGACGCAGTTTCAACACACGGTGGCACTCACGAACGCCACGACGGTGACGGCGGCTCGGGTGACGGCGGGTACGATCAGCTACACCGTGAGTTATCAAGTGGTGGAGTTTTACTAGTGAGCCGCAAGCTTGACGATCTCTCGCCTCGTATGTTGCCGCTTGCGATGCAACTGATCGCCCGCTGCGTCGAAGCCGGCATCATGGTGTTGATCGTGGACACCTTGCGGACCAAAGAGGAGCAGGCCGCGAACGTCAAAAAGGGCGTGAGCTGGACGATGCACAGCAAACACCTGACGGGCGATGCGATCGACATTTGCCCCTTCAGTGTTTACGACCTGCATGGTCCCGACAAGTTGCAATGGGACGGTGGCGATCCGGTGTGGAAGAAGATCGGCGCGATTGGGGAGTCGCTTGGGTTGAAGTGGGGCGTCGTGAAGAACGGTGTCCAGATTGATCCGGGACACTTTGAGTACAGAGAGAAAACGTGAGTATGGCCGTCTATCTAAGAAGGAGCGGGACCGCGCACGACCGCGAATCGCACGCGGCCCCTAGTGACCATGAGCAACGACACTGCCCATGCCCACCACCGGGCATTATCGGACGGCGATCATGCCAGCTGTAGAGGCGATGGCATGGCCCGCACAGGATGCCCCAGACGTGAGCCCTCCCGCTAAATCGACGGATGCCACCACCCTCACCCTGCCCGTCTCATGGGTCTGGGTGATCGTCGTCGCCGTCGTGACGTTCGCCCTCAATCAAGCCTACACCCTGAATAGCGTCCGCTCCGATGTTCGCTCGATGGCGGACAAGTTTGAAGCGCGCGAGCAGGCGGCGAAGCAGATCGACGACCTGAATCAGAAGTACCTTGAGCAGCGATTCGCTGCCCTCGAAGCGAAGATCGAAACCGCAGGCCTGCGCAATGCGGCGATGGCCTTGCAGCGCGAAGTCGATAAGAAGGGGAAACCGTAATGGGCGAATGTTGCTTGCTTGGGATTTGCTGCCCGCCAGAACAGCGGCAGGCGAATATGACAGCACATTTCGTCGCGCTCGGGTTTGATCCGGAGCGGGCGAGCGCGGCGGCGAGTGAAGCTTTGCGGATGGTTGATCTGGTGCTCGCGCTGTCACCGGGCCGCGTGGCTGAGATTGCGCTGAAGCATAAGGGGAAGCCGTAATGCGCCGCATCCTTGTTGCACTTCTGCTGTGTGTCTCGGTACCAGCCTTCGCGCAGGTCCCGAATGAATCCGCGCTGGTCAAGAAGCTGTATGACACGGGTTTCTATGACCTGAAGACCGAAGAGGGGCACGGCGCATTCGTCGATGTCGTGGTGTCCACGCTCCACGCGAAGGACGAGCGGTGGCTGCACCTCAAAAAGAAACCGGGGCAGACGCAGGTACACGGTCACGCCGAAGACGCGGTGATCTATCTGGTACCGCCCCCGGCATTGTCCGTCGCCGTCGATTTTATCGGTGGGTCCGGTGGACCGAACCCTGGGCCCGGATGGATCGTGCAGAAGGCGGAGTACACCAAAGCTGATGGCCTTGATCCGACCGTGCACGTCGCGTCGGCTCCGCCCGCGCCGTTGCCACCGGTTTATCCGCCGTATCCGCAACCGGAAGACGCATTGGACGGTGCTGGCGTGGCGCTGTTTGTGGATTTCGCAGAAGCGGGCCAGCAGCCTAATCAGCAGATGTTCAGATTCGCCTTTCGCGTGGCCTATGACTGGCTGACCAAGAACGTCGCCACGCTGGACGCCTCGATTGCGAAACACCGCCGCGAGTGGCGCGGGCTGCTCGGGTTGAAGCCTGAGCCATGAGCGCGGCGTGTTTTACTGGCCACGAGGAATTTCACCTCGGGTACATCGACGGGACGCAGTGGTGCGTTAAAGACGGGTTCACGTTCTGGCTGAGTGACGTAGAGTTTGTCACGGTCCCCTCAGGGTTCGTGACGGACTTCGCCAGCATCCCGCGCCTCTTGCGGGTCCATTGGCCGTCTCCGGGTGGGCCGTGGGACTTGCCAGCGGTCGTGCATGACTTCCTCTACCAGTTCGCGTTTGTGCAATGCGTCGATGGTTCCATTCGTGAGATCGACCGCGGCGAAGCGGATCAGATTTTCAGAGACGCGATGGACGTGATGCGAGTACGGGAAACCGCGGAGTGGTGCATTTACCGCGGTGTCCGTGCGGGCGGGTGGGTGGCGTGGCGGCGGTATCGCAGGACTGAAGAGGCGGACTCGAAAGCGGCCTAGCGCGGATCAAGCGATCCAAGCGGCTGGCTATAGGCGATCTGTGCGTGGAATTGTTCCTGGGCTGATGGTGTCATATCGCACTGTGTAAGCGAATTGCCAGTCATCACGTCATCACGATTCGACGTGTGAAAGTAACCAAAGGCGTGCCCGAGTTCGTGTTTGGCGACCGCTGGACTAATCGCTGATGCGCCACATCCGCACCGCTGGCGGTAGTAGAACGTAATTACACCTCCGTCCTGGCCGGTGTTTGATGTGCCACACAGCCGACCTGTTGTGTCGGCGCTGAATTTGACGGTGAGCCAGCCTGATTGGTATTCCTTGCTGCCAATACCACGCTCAACGCCTGCAAGACCGAAACGCTGCCCAGACCACATACCCGCCACGGCCACAAACGCATCTATAACTGTCGTCAGGGTTGCCGCACCGATGGCAGCGCCACGGTCGTCCTCGGTGTTCAGGAAAATCATGGGGGCGCGAGTTAAGCGGGTTAGTGGATAGATGGTGCGATGCGAATAGAGCCCAAGCGCAAAGTCACGATAAAAGCTCAGGCTAAACCGTGGATCGCTGAGGAGCGGATTCGGCGCTGGTGTCGTAGTGGGCGTGGTGACTGGAGGCGTCACGACGGGCGGCGCACTCACGGCCGGCGGCGCAGCGGAGCCGGGGATGATTCCACCCGTCAGATTCGTGGACGAGGGCGACGTAGGCGAGCTGCAGCCCGCCACGAGGAGCACGCCGACGATCCAGCCATATCTCATGACGCGTAGTGTCGCAAGAACGGCCGCGGTGGAAAAGCCGATAGTTTCAGCCGTATGCTAAGGTTTCTTCGCATGGACAAAATCCCTCATCTGGGATACCGTGCATCTACGCGTACGGATGCGTAGATACGAGGTTGTCATGGCCGATCCATACACGGCGCAGGATTACGTTCGGGCTACTGAGGTTCTCCTTCAAAGTCTCGCAGCAGAGATCGCAGCTGATCGTCGAGCTGTTCTTGCGGCGTTGTCTCCCGCTTCTCCTTCCGGCGCTGGTACAACTCGGCGAAGCGAGCCGGATCATAGAACGGCTGTTCGCGCAGGTAGTCATCCAGCGCCATAAGGCGCGTATAAAGCTCCATAAAAAGGGTCGAGAGATTCAACGCACCCTTCGCGAGTCCGTGCACGGTCTTGATGGTATCTTTGAGGGCCTCATCCATTGAGACCGAACACTACCATAGCGGCCGGCGCGTTGAATCTATCCATGGCACTTTCCGGATTCCGGCCTGATCCGTGATAGGATTCCGCCTCCTAAGATTAGAGGCATTCAGCGCGTGGCTATACGGCCCAGCTTTGTGACCCTATCTGACACAAGGAGACATTTTCTCCTTGCATCTGTCCTACCTCGGCTATAACGTTCTCACTCTTTGCTCCCCTGTATCCGGGAAGCCCCCTAGCTCTCGCGCCACGCCGCCACATGAGCGGCCAATGTGAGGTCGGTTTATGCCGTGGGTTTTTTGTTCGGACGAAGAAGCGGCGGATTACTACACGTTTCAGCACGATTGCCCTCCAGAGACGCAAGAGGGGATTAGGGACATCATTCGCTCGTATCGTCGGACGCGTGGCGCTGGCTCGCGTCCCGCTTTGCGGTTCCGCGCAAAATCTTTAACACGCCTTCGCGGGCCTGCCGCTCGGATCGCGCGTAGAGATCGACCACAAGCTGCTGTTCATCGGTAAGTTCGGCGCGGCCCGCTTTGGCGCGGCGACTGGATGGCCTGGGCTGCCGATCAAGGATGTCCAGCAGGCCACGGCGCTCTAGCTCCGTCATGTCGCGGAACAGGCTGAGAAGTTGGGCCTCGAGGGGCTTGACTTCCTGCCACCCAGCATCCGAGGTGACGCACATTTCGGCCACGCTCATCTGATAGAACGGGCGTACGGCGTCGAGCCAGTCTAAGCAGAGGGCGGTCCCGCCCTCCTTGAGTTTCTTCTGAATTGTTGACGGGTCCGCCTTAAGAAACGCCGCGAGCGTGGAGTAATTCGGTGTGCGCTCGCGGAGCCGTGCCCGGACAAGTTCCTGGAATTTATTCATGCGGCACGGGCGTGATCCTAGTGGCAAAACTGCACGATTTCCACGGGAAAATGGCCGTTTCTGCCATGCGGACGAATCGTCGTAAAAAAGTGCTTGCACTGTGCGATTTCATCATGCATACTGCCTTCATCATGGCGAAAGCGCACGACGACAAGCGGTTCGACAGCGTGGCGGCGTTCATGCGGGCCTCCGGCCTGAACGACGCGGAACTGGCGAAGCTGCTAGACATTGACCGCTCTGAGGCGACACGGCTCCGGCTGGGTCGCACCTACCGCTCCTTGGTGAAGCCACTCAAGATCGCCCGCGTGTGCAAAGTGCCGATCGAGAGCCTTGCACCCAACAAAGCGGCGTAAATCGCACGATTTGAACAACGGGTCGAATCATGAGTGCAGAAACTACACAAGATTCTGGAAGTCTGATAATACATGGACTGTCAATGTGCGGAAATATCCGCACAGGGCAGCCGTGCGGTGAAGGCCGGAGAGGGCAGCAGGATACCACGCTTGCCGCTCGTTTCTGGGCCAAGGTAGACCGCAAATCCCCGTCTGAATGCTGGCTCTGGCTGGCGGACGCCAACTACCCGGATCATCGCGGCTACGGCAAGTTCTCGGTGGATGGGCGGTCTGTTCGCGCCCATCGCGTGGCCTACGAGTTGGAAGTCGGCCCGATCCCGGCAGGCAAGCTGGTATTGCATCGCTGCGATGTCCGCCGGTGCGTCAATCCTTCGCATCTGTTCCTCGGCACTCATTCAGATAACGCGCAAGACGCCTACCGGAAAGGTCGGCGCACAAACCCGCATCGGCTCGGGCGGTTGTATCCGGGCGTGTCGCCTGACGCGATCCGCCTGATTCGTCGCGCCGGGTTTCGTTCCTCCGCATCACTCGCGGAAGACCTTGGCCTGAGCGAAGTGCTCGTGCGAGCCATTCGCAACGGACGGTCCGTTGTGCAAGCCGAAAGGATAGGCCTTTAGTCATGAACAACCCCATTGCGAGCGACCTGAGCTATCTCGTCCTGCAAAAGCGCCGTGAGCGTGGCGAGTTGTCGCCGTGTGCGCTTGACAGCGTGAATCAGCGCCTCTACCCGTTGCCGTCGCGCATGGTCGAGCGCCACGCCTTCATCGCGGATCGGGATGCCGTCATCACGGATCAACGTGAGTTGACGCAGCGGTTCAGCAGCTAAGCGGTTCGTCATGGCTACCAGTAGACAGCTCACCATCGGGCCAATGGGAGTTCCAAATGTTAAGTCCGCTGACTTAAGTCCGCTTAACTCGATTAAGAGCGTGACGCTGGCGGAGGTTTTCGTGGTGGCCGGGACGCGGTTGGGCATGCAGAAACAGGAGATGGCGGCGTTGATGGATTTGTCATCGCCCGATTTCTCGGCCGCGTTCGACTGGAAGACGGAAGAAAACGCGAAGCGGAATCGCTTGATGAAGGTGGCGTTGCCCTTGGCGCTGGCGCGTCAGATCGCGTTGGTGCTGTGTGAGCAGACCGGGTTAGCGGTGGGCGGGCCGGACGCGGAAAGACACGCCCTCGCAGACCTGTTGGCGAAATGCGCGGAGTACGTCCGTGTGATGGGAGCGCAGCGATGAGCCCAGAGAGAGCATGGCGTCGATGCGACTGGCGAACGCTTGAGGGCAAGCGGTGCCGCGCACGGGCGCAAGGGCACGTTGGGATGCTGCATCTCTGCCGAGGATGCCTGAACTCCCAAATGCTGAAGAAGCCGCTCACGATTGCGGCGCTGCGTGAGCCGTTCGCAATCGACACGACGCTGGACGGCGAGAAGGTTGGGACGGTTGTGTGGGAGCCCTACGGATGGCCATACGCATGAAAGCCCTCTCCATCCTCGGTGCGATTGTCTGTGCCTGGATTAGTGGAGCCGCCTCTGCGCGTGTCTCCTCCAATGGGGCGGTGGTGTTCCTCTTTCTGGCGATCTTCTTCGGGATGATCGCGTGGTACCTGTGATGGCAAAAAGGAGTGCGAGCGTGAGTGTAGCGATTGATCGGTCATTGGCTCTCAAGGTGCGCGACATCGTAGACGCGGGCCTGTGCTCTGGTGTGGGTGAGCCGACGCCGGGAAAGATGTGCGTGGAAGCCGCCGTGAACTACGCCATGGGTCTGCCGCACGGGGATCGCCCTGCGTGCGTGTCGAATGCCGTCCGCCGCTTCAAGATCGCGCTGAATGACCGGAACTGGTCATCCAATGAGGCGCGGGCGAAGGGCCTGCGCCGTCTCGCGATCGCGCAACTCGGATCAGCGGGTGTGGTGAAGGATGCGGAGTTCACGCGCCGGATCATCGATATGACGATCCGGAAGGCCGTCCCGGTCGGTTTGCGCGCCGCCGCGAAGGTGAATCCGAAATACGCGGCGGAACTGGAAGCGTGCGCGGTGCAGTGCGAAACGGAAGGCACCCGCGAAGCGTGTCAGGAGGCGAGGCGCGTAGCTCGCGCCGCCGCCGACGCCGCCGACGCCTACGCCGCCGACGCCGCCGACGCCGACGCCTACGCCGCCGACGCCGCCGACGCCGCCGCCTACGCCGCCTACGCCGCCGCCTACGCCGACGCCGCCA